GTATGCAACTTCCTTAACAATATTAATGTTGCAACATCTTCATCTATTATTAAATCTTTGATAGCAAAGCCATATCCAATGGTATCATATCCCTGTGTACACTTATAAACTTTAGATCTGAATCCTTCGTGTTTTTTTATCTCTGCTACAATATTCTGTAGTTCGTCAGGTATCATTTTTTATTCTTTTTAGTTTTCTTTGCAGGTTTCTTTCCAACCTCTGTCCAACCTGCTTTTTTTGCTGCTTCAACATCAGCATCTTTAAAAATTTTTATTTTTCCTTTTCTGTTAGGACTTTCCATTTTTACCATTTAAATCTCCTTGATTAAAGTATAAGGGGGCAAAAGCCCCCATATACTATTTATTATTTGCTAACCTTCTTACGAAGCAGGACTCACAAGTGCGAAAACTTTTCTGTTTCCTGCAGTTGTGCTACCTATAGCTAAACAACCATAAACACTATCTGCAACAAATCTTGTAGATAATGTAGGTAAGTGATAATCACTTTGAACTCTACCTTTCATACCACTCGCATAAGCAATATGTAGGGCTTGTTTATGTATTAAGAATCCAAGTAATTTTTCTGACTCATTGTCTACAGTATTACCACTAAAGTTTCCAACAGGTGTAGCAGATTGAGATGCTGTACTTCCACTTGTACCATAGTGCATAAAGTTATTAGAAACAATAACTTCAACACCACCAAGTTTACCTGCGAAACCACTAATTAATGGAACTTCACTACCAAATGAATTACCAACACCATCATATCTAGCAAAGTCAGCTAATTTAAACAAACTTGAGTAACATTTTGGTGTTAAAACCATAACGTAATCATCCATTGTAGAATCGTTTGTGTAAATTGCTTCCATCATGTTAGAAACACCTGCTGCTATAATATCGTATGAATCATGTGTTGTATTTAGCTCAATAGTGTTTCCTGCTTGATTTCCATCATCAGTACCATCTGCATAATTAAATGAAATTTCTTCAAATAGTTTTAAAGCGATGTACTGATCAACTTTTTTAGCTAAAGCATATCCTAACTTAGATGTATAAAGATTCATTACATCATAAGATGACTGCTGTCTAGCTACATCAGTAATTGCAATAGCACTATGGATTGCTTGATTAATATCAAGAGTGTACTCTCCTTCTGCAGCAGTTGAATCATCAAATGCTAAAGGGCTGTCAATTAGTGTTTCAACAGCAACAGTACCACCACCGTAAGTATCGCTTGCAGTAACTTCTGTATGTTTTGGTAAATGGATTCTATCTCCACCGTTTGCTACCATGCCTGACATATCATTTGCCAAAGCACCATAGACTAAGTTTTTTTCCATATAATCCATTATAGATGCACCCCATACCTCAGGTATGAAGTTTTGTAGTGTAGAATCAACGCCTGTGTCTCTTAATCCACCTGCGAGTGCTACGTTATTTGTAGGGGCTAATGCCATTTTCTTCTCCTTTACCCTCTACCCTTTGTCGCCAAATATTGGTAATGTGCTCTTCTCTCAGCATCTGTCATGTCTTTCCATTCTTTATCAATTACTGGAGCTTTACTTCTGCCTATGGCTTCAGGAGCATTGGGTTTTGTATTTTTAATTTTACTTGTAACAAATTCAAGAGTGCTCAGATCTAATTTAGATAATTGCTCTCTTTCTTCTTCAGGATGGTTTTCTAATAAGGTTGCCCTTCTAGTTTCCTCATATTGTGTCCACTTATCAGCATTGGCAGATAAACTATCAATTTTGGAAGATGCCTTTTCGTATAAGGTTTTAAAATCTTCTTTTTCTTTTAGTTTAGCTTCTTCTTGCTGTGCGAACTTTTTTTCTAATTCAACAATACGAGCTTCAGCATCCTGAGCTCTTTTTCTGTACTTTTTGCTTTCTGCAATATACTGCTCACTTGAGCCAGTTTGAGTAGTTTCTGTAGCAGGACTTTCACTTACTGTTTCAGTCGTTGCCTGTGTGTTTTCTTCGGACATACTGTCCTCCTTTTTGTTATTAAAAGCTGCAACTATACAAATTTTTGCATAATTTACGCATATAACTTAAATTAAAGTTAGAAATTTTGCAAATTTTTGAATAACTCGCAATTAGATTATAAAAAGAAATGGTTTGAATTCATGGGGTACACACCTCACTATGGTCAAACCAAGTTACATTATCCTAAAAAGGATAGTGCAAGGTTTTTTGTCATG